AGAAGAAGGATATGTAAATATATAAGTATTACCTTCTATTAATTCCAATGTTCTTTGTGGTACACCCATAATATGAAATCTATTTGCACCATTATATGATGCAGAAGTAACTGTATAAGCTACAGTTGATGCTACTGTTGATAAGTTAAAGCCATAAACTTCTGCTGAAGATGCATTACCAAATTCTAATGCAGATCCACCAGCATTAACTTTCATTACCTGTCCTGCTGAACCAAGCGATCCTAATCCTGTACCACCATCAGATACTCCTAAGATACCACCAAATCCTGGTACATCAGCAAATTCTAAACCATTAGCTCCACTATTGACTCTAAGAACCTGATTAGCAGATCCTAAAGATGTAAGTCCAGTACCACCTTTTGTAGTAGGTACAGTTGGTAAACGAGCTGATCCTAGTGTTCCTGATGTAATATTTGTTGCATTAATAGCTGCAACATTAAATGTTCCAAATCCAACTAAATCTAAAATATCACCTGCAGCTGCACCAGATGCCAGAACAACAGAGTTACCTGATGTTACTGTAACGTCAGTGCCATTAACAAGCTTAACACCATTAAGATAACAATCAATAAATGGTGAATCATAACCAAGTGTATTTCCTGATGAATCAGCTCCTGTAAATACTGTTTGGTTAGAAGTTGCTGTATATTGGAATCTAGCAGAAGTACCATTAACAGATGATCCTGCTGATGCCCAACCAGATGATTTATAAACTTTTAATTCATTAGCAGTAGTGTCAAAATATAAATCACCAACATCGAGACTGCTTGTCGGAGCAGATGATGCTATTCTATATCTTTCAGCAAATGAGTTTACACCTGATAGGTTGTTAGATACATTTGTTACATGACCACTAGACTCTGCTGATGCAAGAGCTGATAATCCTGATATTCCTGCAAGTGTAGCAATATTATTTGTAGGACTAATTTGTCCAGCTACTGTATTAATATTTGTAGTGTTTGCTCCAGCAGCAGATATATTAGTTGCATTGGCAGCAACAGTCGATACTTCAGATGCTTTTGGAACTAATCTAGCAAATGTGTAAGTGTTTAGTGTAGTTGTAGTTTCAACTAATAATCCAAAGCCTGATGCGAATGTAACTGTATTTCCACAACCATTTAAGGTAACTGTAGAGTTTCCAAGTGTTCCATTAGCTATAGTAATTACTCCAGAGCTGTTGGAAGTTAAATCTGTTGATAATGCTGTAATACTAACAATAGTACCTGTTCCATTGTTTACATCTGGATTAGCATTAGGAAAACTTGTTTCGTTTGCTATTGGTACAAATCCACCTACATCATCAACGATGTCTATAATTCTGTTTGATACAGCAGCAGTTGTTGCTACTTTAGTATCTGAGTTACTCCAAGCATCTCCTGATGCTATTGTTTCTGTAGAGTCTTGTCTAAAATATCTAGAATCAGAAGCAGATGTTGTAAATACAGTTACATCATCAGGTGTGCTACCTGCGTGTGATGAAGCATCTACTAATAAACCTGAAGATAGGTTTGCTCCTGTGATAATACCAGTTGGTATTGAGTTATTTGTTTTTGATAAAATACCTACATAAATAACTAAAGATTCATTTTGTAAAGATCCTGAATCCCAAGTTACGTTTACTGTTGTATTTGAAGAAAATGATGAACTAGCTATTGTTCCAACTATTGTTCCTGTAGATGATCCTACAGCTTTTACCCTTCTACCAGCATGATAGAATGCTGTTACGTTAGCTCCAGCAACTGTGAATGCTGTTCCACTTACATATGCAAAAGTATGTGATCCATCACCATCACCATAAATTACCCATTGAGAGTCATTATAAAACTCTCTAATATCAGCTGTTATAGCTCTGAAGGCGTTGTTAATGTTAGAAGGTAACATACCTTCAGCTATATTAACACCTCCTACTGAGCTGTTATTACTAGCTGTTGTACTATAATCTTTTATTCCTGCCATTTTTCTCCTAACTCATGAACCAAGCAAAAGCTTTGTCATTCTCTGTATTATTTTTATTAATTAATTCGTTCACACTTTGTTCTAATTGTCTTTGAAAAAATTCTTGCGACTCAAACGAATACCTTACGTTATCTATATCATTAGTATCACTCATCTTATCCCTGCTTTACTTAATACAAAATCTACTCCTTGTGCATGAGTAAATGTTGTTTTTGATGGTATTTTAACATTAGCTCTAATGTATCTTCCAGACTTTCTGACTGGATTCATACCACTACTATTTTGTGTTACTGATGTAGATTCAGTTTCATCATCAGCTACTCTTTCTTTAGTTTTAACTGTTAATGTAGATACTGCATCTACGATTGGTCTAACTCCTGTAACATTAGCTCTTAGTCCTGGAAAAGGTTCTAGTTCTGCTGTTTCTACTTCACACTCATTAGAGTTTCCAGAAAATATAGCTGCTTTAAAGTTTTCATCTATAGCTCCTAAAAACATTTGTCCACCATTCCAAAAGTCTGTATCAAGAGCTGCATTAATATTTTCTAAGTTTTGAGATATAATATCCATTAACTCTACTGTAAAAGCTCCAACAAATTGTGGAAATATTACACTTGTATTAGCTTCTGCTAAAGACCATTTCTTAGTAGCATAGTTGTATATAATAATTCTATCACATAAACCTGATTGATTAGGTGATGTATTAATACTTGGATATGCCCACATAGCTAACTGATTGAATGGATCAACAGCTGCTTTAATTCTATCTACATATGCTTTGTTAAGATCAAGATCAAAAAATCTATTTACTTTTTCTACACCAATAGGTGAGATTGTATCTCCTGATAATTGATAGAATCCATCATCAGAATAAAAGAATACGTTTCTGTTATCTTGACAAACTGTTTGTCCATAAACAGCTCCTCTGTTTGGTGATATTACTGATAGCCTGAATACGACTGCTCCACCAACAAAGTCCATACGAATGATTTGATTTTGTCTAAATACATATCCTATTTCACCAGATGTAATATGTACTATTCTACCACCTGATCCAGGCAAGTCTTGGAAGTCTGCTTGTTTACCTGTCCATGTAGTAAGATCATTAATACCTGACCATTGTATTCTATTTGTATTTGTAGGTTGATTACCTGTAACAAAGAAATCTCGAATAACTCCTGATACTCTAAATGTAGGTAATGCTCCTGCTGTAACTATAGAACTAAGATTAGCAAAGTTTGTAGATGTTCCCATTAAATAATATTGTGGTGCATCTACTCCATTACTTGCAATTACATAATTACCAAATTGTGTAAATGTAACGTAATCTGTATTAGTACCAGTAAGTCCAGATTTTCTAGACGTAAATGTTCCTGTAGCTAACTGATATATATTTGAATTTGTTGCTACAAAGTTAAAGATATTATTTGAGTTATCTCTAAATGAACCTGCACCTCTAGCATTAGCACCAACATTATTTGATGTATAGTTTACTAAAGATGGAAATCTTTTATATGTGTTTAATGTATGATATACATTTGTAGCTACATTAGCACCTGGTTTCAAGTGTTCAGGTTGATCAGGTAGCCATTCTCCAAAAGGTACTTGCATTATCTTTGCCTATAAAATGATAAGTCTGTTTGAACATCTGTTCTTTGTGTAACAGGTGATCCTCCATATGTATCTTGTCTATCGTTATTCTCACATCTTTCTAATGCAGTAGAATACATTTGTAACCATTGTTGTAATTGTACTGGATCTATTCCACCAAGAAAGTTAGCTGCATGATATAACGAACCATACAAGTATATTGCTGGATGTTTATTTAAAATATAATTTGTTGTATTTGTATCACTAAGTGCTCCGATAGCTTTATAATAAGATAACTTACCAGTATAGCTAGTGTCAGGAGCAGGACCGAACCTAAATTTTTCCACTTCATTATCTGCCTCTATTGTATAAGTTCTAGGTCTACCAGTTCTTGATCCACCTTTAATCTCAAACATATTATGTGGAGTAATATATTCTAATGGATATTTAGTAGACGCATCTAATATATAAAATGATCTTACAGCTAAAAAACCTGTAGGAGCATTTACTTGTTCAGCATTGATTGTTAAATCATCTTGCTGTTCCATTTGTCTAATTCTTAGTTTAGCATTGAAGTCAGCTTCTGTTAATTTAATAAAGTCATCTTGTATCTCAGTTGTTAAGTCTGATCTATTTAAGAAGTTTGCTATTGATGCTTTTAATTCTGTATATGTTGATAGTGCCATTATAAACTGCCTTCTGCTGTTCTGAAATATCTAAACTCATTACTATTAAGTTTAGTTCTCATAATTTTTTTCTGTATCTCTTTGGGTAAAGCAAACCAGTTATTGCTACCATTGTACTCTTTCGCCCAGATCTGTAGCACTAATGGAGGTACACTAGCTACTCTTTTCATTTCTTTAGCTTTAGACAAGTATCCACTATCATGATTATAAAGCTCTTTATTTCTTTTCAACAAAGGATTTACATCTTGTTGATTATTAATAGTTAGCTTACCATCTGATTCTTGAATATACTTGGTCTTTATACCACCATCGTATTCTACAGATCGAACTTTTCCCATTACTCTGTCAATTCAGTTACGTAAAGATTTACAGATCCTATAACTGCAACTTTTTCACCTTCAGATACTTTGAAGTAATCTTCAGATTTAGATGCTAAAAATATCTTAGCATTAGTTGCTGTAGGAGCTACACCAAATTCAATATGACAATCAGCATCTGCTATGACTCTAACATATTCTACGTTAGCTCCAAAAGCTGATGATGCTGCCGATGAACCTGATGAATTAACTTTTTGTGTAGTAACAGGTCTCATTGCAAAATGTGACATATTACTCCTTATCTTCTAATTACAAAAGTTACGTTAAGTTTTTTAGCTCCAGTAGATCCACCATCAGTTATCATTTCGATAGTGCCATCTTCTTGGACATCATTTGCTGCTGTAGGTTCTGCTGTGTCTACGTCACCAGCTGCTGAACCTGAATGTGCAACAGTAATTCCACCACCAGTA